ACTGTGCTACGAACACCACAGTGCCTCATACATGTGGTGGAGACCCTCCACATCCTGATGTATATACCTTAGGTAGTACCTTAGGTAGTGCAAAGGTGATGATCAATGGTCAACAGGCAATGCCTATAGGGGGGACACTTCTTCCTGGTGGCACAGTGGCAGAGGGTTCCCATAACGTGTTTATTGGTGTATAATATAGAAGTCAAATTAATTTAAGTTATGGCAAAGAGCAGAATTGGATTATCAGGTGGAGACACAATTGAGTCTAAACCAAAGCGTACTCGTCAAGGACGTGGTAAGCATACTAAGTATACTGCTACATCACGTAACAATGCAAAGAAGCGTTATAGGGGACAAGGTAGGGGATGAATTTAATTTGCAATCTTCCTGCAGAGAAAGTTTGGGTTCGTAGAGAATACTTACGAGATCATCAAGATGGTCATGGGGAGTTTGTTGAGGGCGTCTGGGTTGCTGCAAAGAGCATACCTGGACGTGCTTTTTATTTTGAGACGTACTTGCCCGAGTATGGTGCTATGTACGACAAACTCCCTATCAGTGCGTTTGTACGATCTCCCGAAACCCCAGTCATAGACATGAGTTTGGAGAATCTACAATTCTGGAATTGCATGGACTATGGTGTCATGGCAATTAACAAAGGTTTTGTCTCATCAATGGATTGTGAGGTCTTTACACGAGATCATGGTTTGGTAAGAGGACAGTATCTGTTTACACTTGATAACTACCATGCAAATCCTGATGTAATAGATAATAATGTGAGTGAAGTGCCACAAGAGCACAAATCACATAATTGCATTGCATTGAACAACGGTCAGTATGCATTGTATCCTAATAACAGGATGCGTCTGTATGACCTCTCCATTACTCCTGAGGAACCCAAGTTCCCTGACTTCAAGGTTTCTACCATAGAATACCAAGTAGAGGCAGGAATCGACTGGGGACGCCTTGGAGACACCGATGATTATTTTTGGCAAACAAATGATGAACGAAAACTACGAACGGAGACCACAGATGGACAAGAGAGTGGATAAGAGTGAAGAGTTCAGAGAATCTGGAATGACTCTTATTACAGAGGTTGAGAGTGATAAGTATCTGCGTAAAGCAGGTAAACGTAAGGACATGCAAGAGGGCGAGTTGTTTGATAACCAAGAGGAGTGGGCAGACGGGTTCTGTGGTAAGTGATAAATAGAAACAGCCTATTGCTGTGTCTAAATGCCTTCCTTTCAGACATTCAAAGACTTGAGTGTTACATTTAAGAAGCATCCTGTTACTGATGATTTGGTAACGGTAAAGGACAAGGCAGCTATCGTTCAGTCGATTACTGCCTTGCTTCTTACTATGAAAGGAGAAAGACCATTTCAACCTAATCTGGGGTGTGATGTTAAGAGAGCTTTGTTTGAACCATTAGATTATGGTTCTGCAGGTATTATCAAAGCAGAGATTACCAACGTATTAACAAGATACGAACCAAGGATTTCTGTTGAAAGAATTAGATGTATACCAGATGAATTGAATAATGGATACGAGGTAGAACTTCAGTATTCTATTATCGGTAGAGAAGACGCACCAGTGGCAGTAGACTTCTTCTTAGAGCGAACACGATAATGCCTTATACTCAGGTTGCCAACTTAGACTTTGAAGATATCAAATCTGCTCTGAAGGAATACCTCAGGTCAGAGTCTGATTTCACTGATTATGATTTTGAGGGATCTGCGATTTCTACGCTGATTGACACTCTTGCGTATAATACGTACTACACTGCGTTCAACACCAATATGGTGGTGAATGAGATGTTCCTAGACTCTGCTACGTTGAGAGACAATGTAGTAGCACTAGCGAAGCAGTTAGGGTACAGGGCAAAGTCAATCACCGCTCCTACTGCATATGTTGACTTTACTGCAACGTATGCTAATCCTACGACTGATTCTGAATTAGTTTTAAAAGCAGGAACAGGATTTGTTGCCTCTTATGATGAAACACTGTATCAATATGTTACACTAGAGGATGTAAAGGTTCAGGTAGTGAATGGAAACACTGCATCCTTTGCACAAGTTCCTGTAAGAGAAGGAACACAAGTTACGAATACGTATCAAATTAACACTGCATTACTAAGTCAAAGGTTTATCCTTGACAATAAGAACATTGATACTAACACTGTTAGAGTAAAAGTATATCCTACTGGTGGTAGTTTCAGTGAACCATACTTTGTTTCTGACAATATTTTAGATGTCAACTCAGAATCAAAGGTATTTTTCTTAGATGAGATTGAAGACGAGAGATATGAACTCTTCTTTGGTGATGGTGTTATTGGTTCTGCTCTCCCTAATGGTGCAAGAGTAGAAGTCACTTATCTAACAACATCTGGTCCTTCATCAAATGGCGTCAAGACATTTGTGTTCTCTGGTGTTTTGGAGACTGTAAATGGTGTCAACCCAAATACTACTGTAAGTATTGGAACAGTTGTTGCATCTGCTGGTGGTGAAGAAAGGGAGTCTTCAAAGAAGATTAAGTACAATGCTCCAAAAATCTATGCTGCACAGAACAGAGCAGTAACATCAAACGATTACGATGCATTGATTCGTAGAATCTATCCTGCTGTTAGTGACATCATCATCTTTGGTGGAGAAGATCAAGTACCACCACAGTATGGAAGAGTCTTCATTGCGATCAAACCAGAAGATGCTTCATACATCACTAGCATCACGAAGCAAGAGATTAGAGATGAATTGAAGAAGTTTAGCATTGCATCTGTCATTCCTGAACTAGTTGACCCCTCAATCTTGTTTGTTGAGTTGACGAGTAAGATTTTCTATAGTAGAGCGAAGACTAATGACAGACCTGCTGTTATTCAGGGTAAAGCAATCAGTTCTCTGAATGATTACATTGAGACTAGTGATACTGAAAAGTTCAATGGTAAGTTCAGATATAGTAAAGCGATTACTGTGATCGATCAATCTGATAATTCTATCAATTCTAACCTTACATCTGTTACGTTGAGAAAAGATTTTATCCCTCAACTTAACAGCACATCATACTACGAAATTTGCTATCAAAATGCATTTGCTGATGATGACGACCCTGTAGTGTTCTCAACGGGTTTCACTGTTACAGAATACCCTACTTTTACTGTCTATCTTGAAGATAGGTTGGGTAAAATGGTCCTATATAGACTAGATGGAACTAATGGTGATAAAATTGTTTTAGACGATTTTGTTGGCACCGTAGATTATGAAAAAGGCGAAGTAAAAATGAATGATCTTACGATTATCAAAGGATCATTTGAGGACAACAGAATTCAACTGAGGGCACTTCCAAGACAAAACGACATCGTTGCGTCAAGAGAAGTTTATCTAGACGTAGACATCACAAACAGCAGCTTTATTGCATACGCAGAGTAGTATAGATGGCGAAAATCAAGAATTCAATTTCAACTCTGATCGAGACCCAACTTCCAGAGTTTATTACTACTGAGTACGAGCTTTTTGGTAACTTCCTTACCAAGTATTATGAGAGCTTGGAAATTCAGGGTGCTCCTCTTGATATTGCCAACAATCTAGCAACCTATTCTGACATTGGGTATTATGAGTCTAAAGTTCTTGAGCAAAGCAGTGAACTGGTAGGCAACCTATCTGATTCTGCTACTACTATTACAGTCACTGATGCTAGATCATTCCCTAAAGAGAATGGTTACATTAAAATTGGAAAAGAAATCTGTTTCTACAAGAGTAGAACAGATACCGAGTTCTTAGAAGTCTCTAGAGGTGTTAGTGGTAACACTAAACTTGGCGACCTTTATAATACCACAGAATTTGTAACTAGTCAAACATCGACCCACTCTGGTGGAGAACTAGTACAAAACATCAGTAATCTATTCTTGTATGCTCTAGTCAAGAATTTTGAAGAGCAATACTTGGCATCCTTCCCAGAGAAGTATTTGAAGGAAGCAATTGATAAGAGATCTCTTATCAAAAATATTGGTCAGTTCTATAGAGCAAAAGGAACCGAGAAGTCAATTCAGTTTCTTTTCAACACTGTAATTGCTGGTGGACAAGAAAATAAACCAGAAGTATATAACCCATCAGACTTCACGTACAAGTCCTCCACGTCTGATTGGACCCAAGGATATGCTCTACGTGTAAAAGTTCTTTCAGGCAGCGTAGAAGACCTTATAGGACAGGTTATTGTACAGCAAGAGGGTCCTAGGAATGGTTATGCCTCTGCTACTGTTGACAATGTAAGGTTTGACTCAACTGTTGATGGTGAGGATACTTATAATCTATTCCTTGCTACTGAGACTATTAATGGTATCTTTGAGTTTACTGCAAAAACAGAACTAACGAAAGAAATTCTATCTACAGATAGTCAAGGAGACAGAATCAATGTTGCGTCCACACTAGGATGGAATGATAAGGGTACGTTATTAATCAATGGCGAGACCTTCACGTTTGAAGACAAAAACATTACCCAGTTTGAGATCAACTCAAGAACTCAAACAACAATTCATCCTGAAGGGTCTATTGTATATGATCCCATCTATATTGGTAGTGGTAATGTACAACTACTAGTATTTGGTCTTGCATATAATTTGCTACCAACTGATGCACAACCTTATTCTTCTGTAAACGATCCTATTGAGGTTTCTAATCCAGGATTTGAGACTACTGATCCTAAGATTGTATCACCCCAAGGAGTAAGATGGCTGTTATCAAACACAAATGACAAACCAACATCTCCAACAAATCCCGCATATACTAGTAACCTTGCAAATCTTTCTACTGATGTATCTGCTGTATTCTCGGATGAGCAATTCTATTACATTGCTTCTTCTGGATACCCATCATATCCTATTCTGGAAAATGTAACCAGCATTCCTGGTAACCTTGCTGATCAAAAGATTTTAAAACTTATTCGTAAGCAGGCAACCTCTACTACAGAGATTTACAAGACTCCAAACCTAGATTCTGGTATTTTTGTCAATGGTGCTAGAGTTTACAGTTATAAAGATACAGAAACTGTAAGATTTGGAAAACTAGAGAGAATTACTGTACAGAACCAAGGATCTAGTTATAAGAACCCACCATACGTTCTTGTCAATGGTGTCAGTGGTAGAGCAGTTGCTAAACTTGCTGGACAGTTTGTTGAGTCTGTAGAAGTTCTAGAACCAGGACTATACGGACAAACACCAACTGTAGAGATTACTTCTGGTCGTGGTGCTGAAGTTAGAGCGACAATTACGTTTGGTGCAGTAACCGACCTTATTATCGATAACCCAGGTGAGTATTATTCAACTCCACCTCTAGTGGTTATTACTGATCTTGCTGGTCAGGGAAGACTTGCAGAATACACTGCTCGTGTTTCTAATGGTGAGATTGTTGGTTTTGATCTTGTCAATCAAGGATCTTTCTATTCACAAGACAATGTAAGAGTAACTATTCTTCCTGTAGGACAAAATGCTGTTGCTACCCCAGAACTTACCGAGTGGGTAAAAGACAGATACTATATTTTACAAAACAAATTAGATGATAACAATGGTTTTGTTTTTGAAAATTATAACAGAGCATTAGAGTATGGATATGCACATGTTGCTAATCCAAAATCACTACGTGTTAGACTTAACGATAATCTAAGTTCTTTAGGTGTAGAACCTGCAACTAAAGCACACTCACCCATTCTTGGTTTTGCTTATGATGGCAACCCAATCTATGGTCCGTTTGCACATGAAAATCCATTAGATCAACAGTCTCCTATTGTTAGGATGACTTCTAGTTATATTTTAAAACCATCTAGATCTTTTGGACCTAGCACACAAGACTATCCACTTGGTTCGTTCATTCAAGACTATGAGTATCGCCACCAGTCTGGATTGCTAGATCAAAACAACGGAAGATTCTGTGTAACTCCAGATTTCCCAGAAGGAACATATGCATACTTTATTACTATTAATTCACAGCAAGTTCCTCAGTTCCCATATGTTATTGGGGAGAATTTCTATTCTTTGCCAGTAGAGTCTAACTATGCTTCAAATCTAAATCAAACAAACCTTTCTAAAAATGTAAAGCGTTTATTTACTCCAGGACTACAAGTCAATGGTGGCGGAGTCAATGCTATTGTTCAAGATCTTGAATCTGGCAGTATTGAATCTATTGATGTAGAATCCTCTTCCGATTCTTTTAGTGTTGGTTCTAGTTTGGTATTTGATAATTCTGGAACAGAAGGGAATGGTGTTGAAGCAACTGTTAGTTCTGTAAAAGGCAAGTCTGTAAACTATCTGCAGAGTTTTGAGAGTAAAGTAGTAAAACTAGTCATTACTAGAGACTCTTACGTATTTGCTGATGATTTCTTAAGACAACCAGCATCTGGTGCATTTGGAACAATTGTTGGTACTGTAAGAGCAGATAACACTATTCTTGTCAAGGATGTAAATGGAACCTTTGATGATAGTGCTACATTCTCTACAGACATCAAAGTTGTTAGATTAACCATTGATAAGGTATCTTCTTTTGCACAGGGTTCTACAATTGAACTGACCGATGGCGTTGTAACTGTTGCAGCAGAAGGAGAAGTTCTAGAATCAATTGTTGCTGGAAATACACTGATTGTAAAGGTTACCTCGGGAACATTTGAAGATCAAGAAAATTTACCAGGATACTTTATCAAGAGTAGTTCTTTATCAGATACTTCTGGTGCAAAGATTGATGATGTTGAATATTTAAGTGATGGTTTAGTTCCTTTCGATATTGATGATAACATTGCTCTAGTAGAAACATCTTCCGAACACAAGTTAGGAATTGGTGATGTAGTCAATGTTTCTATCAATCCAGACGATACAACTAAAACAAGAACTTACTTTGTAAGAAAGAGAATTTACCAAGAACTCCAGTTACAGACTCCAACATACAATACTGTTGTTAATTACAGTGGTATTGGCAGAGGAATTGTTCTTAACTCTGGCAGTCTATATGATGTTGGTTCATATACCAACATTCCATTAACTGGTGGATTGGGTGAAGGTGCAACAGCAAACATTGTAGTAAGTCCCGATACTCCTAATAGTGCTACTGGTTACATTTCTGATATTCAAATTTCAGATGGTGGTACTGGATACAAGAGAGGTGATGTTCTTGGAGTTGCCGATTCTTCTTTGGGCAAAGTTCCTGGAAGTTCTACTCAAACACTTAGATTTTTTATTGACCACGTTGGCATTTCTACAGAATCAACTAGAATTGATGTTAAGAGTGCAGTTGAGTATGCAGAAAACGATTTACTTAAGATTGACGATGAGATTGTAAAAATTGTTTCTCTTACTAACAATCAAGTACAAGGCGGAACTCTAATTGTTGAAAGAGCACAACTGGGAACTAAAGCAGTAGATCACTACGATGGTGCAACTGTTTCTCTATACGATGGTGGATATAACTTTGATGCTAACTTTACAGTAAATGGTAGCGAGTCGGTTATTTACAACAAAGAGAAGCAGACTTTACTAGTAATCTATCCATCAACTCAGTCATTGTCAACACTACAAGCAATTACTGAAACAACTACATTCTTTGACAATAGTACACCACAAAGGTTCGTTACTATTATCACAGCATCTAGTGCAGAAAACAGATTTGAGTTTAGACTAGATCCATCTATGTCTATCTTTGGAACTACTGCTCCAAACACTTATACTAGTGACTGGGTAGTAAATCCTATTATTGAAGTACAAGAGTTTTACAAGTATAGATTTGATACTTCCGATAACTCACTGACTGGTGCAAGTCTAGACTTTAGTCCTAGTGGAAATTATAACATAATTTCAGTAGAAAAAGCAGAACCTGCCATTCTTCAGGGATCCCCTGGATCTTTTGTTGAAATGAAGTTTGGTTTTGGTGCAGCAATTGCGTCAAACCAATATACAGAAGAAGAAGCATCCAGATTTGCAAATTATTTCTACTTCGACAGAAATAATACTATTTCTAATAGTGGTTCTTACTTGACTGTAATTCAAGACCCTCTTGCTGGCAGACAAGTTGTCAACTATGTCACACCAACCAGATTCTCATACTCACTGAAGAAAAATCCACAGTGGGATGGATCAGGTGATATTTCTTACACAACAACAGGATCATTTGCTGTTGGCGAAATTGATTCTGTATCAATTCAAAACATTGGATCAAATTACAAGAAGACTCCTATTGTTTTAGGTGCATACTTAAACACTGAAAGTCAAGCAAGTGCAACTGTATTGTTTGATCCTTTACTCGATACTATCACTAGTGTTAGGGTAGATGTTGAAGGATCTAACTATAGCAAACCAAAAGTTGTAATTTTAGAAGGTGATGGAGTAGATGCAGAGTTTGGTGTTACTTCCAGAGATGGAAAAGTATTAGACATTTTTGTCATTAATAAAGGCACTGACTATACTAAAGCACCCACAATTGCTATTATTGAATCTGATGTAAAATTATTTGCACAGGGAAGTAGGATTGGTCGTCCTAAAAATGTAAAAATGATAAAAAATGGAAGTTCTTTCCATAGAGATAATACCCTTCTTTCAGAATATACTAGCAGCTACACATTTGCTGTTACTGGGTATGGAGATTCCAATTTCTTAAAAGGCGAAACCATTACACAGACCAGTGGCAATGATGTTGTTTTAAGAGCAAGAGTAAATGAGTGGAGGCATGGATCTAACTTACTGAAACTTTCTAACATTCAAGGAAATGTTAGAAACAATCTTCCTCTAGTTGGTGAGATCTCAAAAACTTCTGCTACTATCAAGTCAGAATACAAAACTGTTTTTAATCTAGACTTAAAACCTTATTCTAACAACATAGGATCTTATAGATCTGATAGGGGAAAACTTGGTGTTAGTAATCAGAGATTAACCGATTCTTTCTTCTATCAAGACTATTCATATGTTGTTAAGTCTAGAACAGCAATTGATAACTGGAGAGAGTTAGTAAAAGAAACTACACACCCAGCAGGATTTAAACTGTTTGGTGAAGTTATCATTGATCCTATTATTGAAGATGGCATCACAATGCCAACTGAGATGCCAAAAGCATCACACTTTAGTATTATTGAATTGTGGGACGCTGATAAGAATAAAGTAACAGTAGAGAGCACTACCAGAACTATTACTCAATCAGTTCTTTCGGTTGATGATTACCGTGCTATTAAAGGTAGTGGTTCTATTGCTGTTAACGAATTTGATTTTAATTACACTAACGCATTCGAGTTAACTTTAAGACAGAATCCAACTGATCCATCACCTCTCGATGGTACATTCAATGGAGATGGTCAACTAGTAGGTACACGATCATTTACTCTTTATAATAATGGAGCACCATTTAATCCATATAGTGCAGAAAATCTCATTGTAACGATTGATGGCGTTTTACAGGAACCAAAGGTAGCGTATACTATTTCCAGTAATCAAATTGTCTTTGCTACACCTCTACTTGGATATAATGTAGTTGAAGGACAAGATGTCTATGAACAAAAAGTTCTAATCCGATACATCGAATTTAAGAATGATGCTTACAATGATAAGCACTTCAGAAAGATCAGAAACTTCTATCAAAGAAATGGTAGATGGTTGGATGCAGCAAATCAAATTCTATTGAATGTAGATTTTATTGTTGCTGAGTCTATTGGTTACTTTGAATCTAAGTATGCTAGTGAAATTGCAAATGCTACAATTCCATGGACAGCGATTGAAAACGAAGTTCAGGGAGATATTAGAAATCTTTGTGCTGCATTAGAACATGATTTAAGATTTGGTGGAAATATCAAGAGTGTAGACTATGCAGAACTTTTTGCAAGTTCTTACTCTGCACAAAATACACAAATAAATGATTTGTTCCAGTATGTCGCAAGACTAGCAAAACTTGCTGCCAGAAACTGGGATTGGGTTGCTATTGGAGCATCATATACTGCAGGAAGTGATATTATCACAATTTCTGATACATCAAATATTGCACTAGGTGCAGTTGTAAGTTCTGGACAGGCAATTCCACTATCTTCTGGATATAAAGTTATCGAAATTATTTCAGATACTCAAGTAAGAATTGATGGAACAGCACTGGTTGATAGTGGCACTGCGCCTCCAGGATCTGGCGGACCAGGAACCACTTATTTAAGTGGCACACAGTCAGGTGACGTTACGCTACCAACAGCAACTGGCGCGGTTGTTCCTCCAGATACATATGGACTACCACCAGGAACAACATTGACTGCACCTCCTGTATTTGCAGGACTTGATCAAGTTACCTTCTCGTTCAGTGGTATCAATAATGGCACTTATTATGATGCATCAAACCTAATTGATAAAAATAGAGACTATATCGTTGACTATGCTATCAACTGGGCAAAAGCAACATATCCTGGTCTACAATGGTCTCAAAATGAGACTAAGTGTAGAAGAGACACTGGGTATCTCTTAGATGCAGCAATTTACAGTTTAAGATTTGGTGGCAACCTCAAGTTGGTAGAATTTGCAGAACTATACTTTGTAGGAAGTCAACTCAATTATATTGTTGGTGAGTTTGTTGAAACAAAAGCAACATATCAAAAAGTTCTAACTGAACTTTGTGTTGATGCTATGCGTCAGACTTTGCAAGCATCTCAGTATACAAATATCATTCCAGTAATTGATCCAGAAGTAATTGTTGATGCCGTATCTCCCACATGTGCAGGTGTAGAGTCTGCATTGAATACTTATTATGATATTATTGAAACTATTTTAGATAGTGGTCCTAATGTTGTTCAACCAACACAACAAAATCCAACTAAGAAAGGACTTTACACAAACTTAGTTCCTTATGCAAACTATAGTATTATACCAGATAATCAATTAGTTTCTAGAGAATGTGAAGATGTTGTTTCTGCACTGTCAACGTATGCTTCTATTGTAGAAGATTATATGGTAAATGGCAATACAGTAACCAAGTCATTACCAGACTTTATTGATAATGAAACTTCTGAGTTTGAATTATATTGGGATGATGATGGATCACCTGTTGCATTGACAGAAGCAGATGAGCACTTGCTAGTTGCATTTAATGGTGTAATTCAACGTCCTAAGTATAATCCAGATGAACCAGCATTTGATTCATATTGGGTTGATAGAACTGTTACTCCAAACGTAATTAAATTTACTGCTCCTCCTATCTGGGATCAAGATTTGTCTGCAAAGACAATTCAAGAACCAACAATGGTTGAGAAGTTCTTTGCTACTAACATTGGTAATTACAGAAGATATACTATTGATAAGTCACTTGTCAATGGCGTAAGAAAAGGTCCTTTCTTGATTCTTAGTGTAGACAAAGACAAGATATTAAACATTGACGATCCAAACTACATGATTGTCATTGTTAATGGCGTAATTCAAAAACCAACCACTGCATATGAAGTAGTTGGAACATCTATCACGTTTAAGTATCCAATGCGTGATGAAGATGTTGTTGATATTAGACTATGTTATGGTAGAGACTTAGACCCAACAGTAACTTTACATGACTTCGACACTACTGGATATTTGTATGATTACACATTAGAAGTTAATGGCACAAATACTGGTGTTAACTTCAATAGTTTTGCTTTAACCACTGACTGGGCATTAACAACCAAAGATAAGTTCTACATCTATCAAGAAGATTCTAATGGAACTTATGGCATTGGTTCTGTGTATGACTGGAAGCAGTCTGGTGCAAATCAAGTCACAATTAAGATGTATTCTAACAACATCGACTATGATCCAAGCAGAACAACATACATGAAGACAATGGGTGCTACTGCGGTAAGCATTTATACTTTTGCTTCTTCCGATACATTTACATTGACCAAAAATTATGATTATTTGTCTAGAACAGATAAGTCATACTTTGCACAAGATGTAAAGAGAAGCAATGATCTCCTCCAAAGAAAAGGATTCTTCAGACTTGCACCAGGAGATAAGATTAAGATTGATGGCGAGTCAAAGTATAGAACAATCAGATCTATTCCTGATGAAGTTTACACTAGAGACAACCGTGTAGATGGTGATGCTGGTAATGACATCTATGGTTCTTTTGGCATCTCATCTTATAATGGTAAAACTATGGGTGAAGGTCTCAGCGTTTCTGCTGAGATTACAAATGGAGTAGTCACTGCACTTACATGGAATGAAAGAATTGTAGAACCAATTACAAATTCTGATGGATCTATAACTTATAAGTTCTATAGACCAACCGCTTTTAATTATGAGACTGCACCAAAATTAATGTTTGTTCCCAAAGATGGGAATGGTGGTGGTGCAAGAGCACAAATTATTGTTGATCGTGGATATATCCAAGCAATTCAACTGGTCTCTGGTGGATCGGGTTACACTGAAGCACCTAAGGTAGTTGTTACTAGAAAGTATGATGTCAAGAAACAAGATGATATCAAGGTATCTCTTGTAAAACTAGGTGTACAAAGTGTCGTCACACAAGGACTAAGAGTTATCTCTAATGTCAGTGCGATTGGACTTCCACCACCAGGGGAGGCATCACTTTCTATTGCTGTTTTGGATTCAGTACAAGAAGTCCAAGACGAGATTGAACAGGAAATTCAACCAGAACCTGTACCTGATGCTATTATGGCGTCAGAACCTCTGCCAGTTAAGAGGAAGCAAATTATTCATCTTGACCCAGTTGATGCTGGACAATCTGATACTGCAGAAAGATTTGTACAAAGTATTCTTGAAGTACGTGCAGAAGATATTGTAAGTATTTCTCAATACACTACTAGTAGACTTGTTACACAAACTATTCAGCGTGAGATTGCAAACACATTCTTAGATAATGTAATTTACAGAGCACCTGGAGCATATCTACAAGCACCTCTGAATATTGGAGATACTATTGTATACATCCCAGACACCTCTAAGTTTACCAGCAATGGTAAATTGATGGTTGGTGATGAAGTTGTCTATTATCCAAGAAAACGTGGCGATAGATTCCTCAGTGTAACTAGAGGATTTGAAGGGACTACTGAAAAGAACTGGGCACCTGGAACATTTATTAGACAGATTGAAGATTTTGTAAGTGTCGCATTTGGTGGTGTTGCTGAGATTCAAAGTGAGACTGTTGTTAGAAACAACATTCCAACTGGTGTTACTGAAAGAAAAACACAACAACAGTTTGAAGCACCTGCTGAATTTACAATTCAGACAGAAATTGAACATGTAAGTCAATTACAAGTACCTGTAGATGTAGTTTCCGTTTCTTCTGTATCTCAAGAAATGATTTCCAGCGTTTCTGCTGGTGGTTCTTCTATCGTATCTGACTTTACTAACTTCAGACCTGCTGCTACTATTGTTACTGCAGAAATTGAAGTTCAAACAAAAGTAACTTCTGAAGTACAAAACACTGTACGTGAAATTTTATTCTTTGCTCCTCCTGGAGGTGTTATTGATTATTTCCAAGAATCTTTATTCTTCACAAATCCAATTGAAACCAGATTGAATGGATTTGTCACTTTAGTTGACAGGACAGTAACCACAAGAAGTGGAAGTGTAATCGAAATAAGAAATATCACGGAACGAGAACAAGTTTCGTATGTTGGACAATATACTGTAGGAAATGTAGGTGCTAATATTAGATCATGGAATTACGTTTCTAAAGATGAAGGCACTATTCCTTCTAGTGGTGTTACTATTGGTGAGTTTAATTTCTTATTCCCAGCGTTTACTCTAAGAAACTTTGAAGAAAGGGGATATTCAAATTATACTTTATCTGGTGACAAATTTAATCTTGGCATTCCAACTTTTAACACTGCCGTTACTGTATGCTTTACCTCTGGAAATATCGGATCAACAATTACAGTTCAAAATACCGATTATTTCCCAGAATCTGGATACATATTCCATGGAGCAGGAGCTACTAGGGGAGTAATCAAATATACTGGAAAACAACCAACCACCTTTACTGGTTGCACGGTTTATTCTGGATCAACTACTATTACGAATGGGTCTGAAGTTATACCCCATTCAATTGACTAAATATCGGTATAAATATAAATAACTTTGGCATAACCCACAACGTCGGAAAAAGAAACCAATGGCTGCTATCATCTCTGATAAATTTAGAATTTTTAATGCGAAGCAATTCCTTGAATCGCTTAGTGAAGGCGCAAACGATGCTAGCGCCGACCGTACCAGACTCTACTTTTTTGTAGGTCGCCCCCAAGCATGGAGAGCATACTTAGAAGTATACTCAGTAGACGGTGGATCATTCACTGTAGGAAACGAAGTCTACGTCGGAACTAACTACGGAACTGCAACTTTCCGTGGAACTGTCGAAAAGGTTTACAGCAATTCAATTCTCCTAAGTGCAATCTTCGGTAGCACTGGCACCGCATCTACTCCTGGTGCAGGATCTACACTTAAAGAGTGGGATGGTTCTGCTGACACCGCTGTTACTGCTGTAACAGGTGTTTATCGTTATGCAACTGAAGATGCACCCCCACTTCCTCTAGACAACCAAACAGAGAAGTTTAGTGTTTATGACGACATTATCGCTGCAAAAAGAGTAACCGACGCTAATGCCCGCGCAGTAATCCGTCGTTATAACTGGGATCTTTCCAGCAATCCTAAGTTTGATGCGTGGAAACCCGATTACTCCTCATCACCATCTGGTGGCGGACAAATCGGTAAGCAAACTGCTTTAGGTTATGACAGCATTGCTGATGCTAAGTTCTATGTAATGAACACCAATTATGAAGTATTCAAGTGCCTCTATAATGGCGAGAATCCTTCTAACCCAACTGGTCAAAACGCAACTGTAGAACCTTCTACTGCTGCTGCTGGTTACAATGGTACTACTGGAATCTTCACTGAAGGATCTGGTGCTGGTTATGTGTGGAAGTACATGTACACTCTACCAACTGATGATGTACTGAAGTTTCTTTCTTCTGACTTCATGCCAGTTGTACTACCTACCGAGTCAACTAGAGTTGCTGTTGAAGCACTAGCAGTTAATGGTTCTATTGACGTTGCACTAATTGAAGACGCTGGTGGCAACCTACCTCCTTCACAGACTCTATATGCTGCTATCCAAGGAGATGGAACCAACGGTGTTGTACAAATCTCAACAACTGCAGGTGGAGCAATCAGCACTGCAACTGTAGTTGGTCGTGGTCAAGACTACACCTACGCTAACGTTCTCCTAAGTAACGGTTATCTTTACAGTGATCAGGGACTAACCACTGGAGTTGCAACTCCTGCTGGTGCAACTGGTGCTATTGAAGTTGTACTACCTCCCAAGGGTGGTCACGGATCTGCTGCAGATATCGAACTAAATGCTAAGCGTGTTATGACGAATATTCGTCTAACCTACGCAGAGGGTTCTGGTGACTTCCCTGTAGATAACGACTTCCGCCGTATTGGTCTCCTAACAGATCCTTATGATTGGGGTACTACTTCTTATGCAACTGCTTCCACTTTGAACGGTATGTATGCAGTTAAGATTACTGGATCTACTGCAGATTACATCCCCGACGAAGTAATCACACAAGTCCGTGGTGATGGCAACACTGCAAAAGGCACCGTAGTTTCTTGGACTCTTGATAGTGGTTCGACAACTGATGGTATCCTTAAGTATTATCAATCACCTGATCAACACCTCCACAATGGTGCAGTTTATCCATTTGAAGCAAATGGTGCTGTAGATGTTGGTGGTGCTGCATCTGCTGCTGATGGTAATGTTGATACCACTTATAACGGAACTCTAGAGGGCGTCACTCTTGCTAACGGTCTAGGAACTCCTGAGATTGCTAACAACTCTGGTGATATCATCTACATTGAGAACAGAAGACTAATCACTCGTGCTCCTGACCAGATTGAAGACATCAAACTTGTCATCGAATTCTGATCAAAATTAAATACGATTAAGTCCCCCGAGAGATCGGGGGATTTTTTTTATCTCTACTAAATACTAAAGACAAGATGCTAGTATTTGGCGGAGTACCATGCCACAGAAGACTAACCTTAATGTTTCTCCTTATTTTGAGGATTTTGACGACAATAAGAATTTTTATAAAATCCTTTTCCGCCCTGGATATTCTATTCAAGGCAGGGAGTTAACACAGTTACAATCTGTTTTACAAAATCAAATTGAAAGTTTTGGTAAAAATTCTTTCAAGCAGGGAGAGTTGATTGTACCTGGAGAGGTTGGACTAAACAATAAATTAGACTATGTAAAACTATCTTCTGTTTCTGAAGTTGCAGTAAACGAAGGTGGTACTATTGTTTACAGAAAGTATGACATTTCACAGTTGGTTGGTCAACAACTTAGAGGTCTTACTTCTGGTGTTGTAGCAAATCTTGTCGCGGTACAAACATCAACAGAAACTAGCGCAGATACTTTGTTCGTTACTTATGTAACAAGTGGTAATGCTGGTAATGAGTCTACTTTTAGACAAGGTGAGACTCTTGAAGTTATTGATGGTGTTAACACTCCTTTGCTGGTAGTTGGAACAGATGGTAGTGTTCTTCCAACTACTGTTACTGTAGTAAACCCCGATACTCAGGATGTAACTGTTGTAGAAAGTCCCGCAATGGGTTACGCTTCTGCTGTCAAGGTAGAAGAAGGTATCTATTTCATTAATGGATATTTTGTTCGTAATGATGCAGAACTATTCATTATTGATCCATACTACAATGCACCTTCCGCAAAAATTGGATTCAAAGTAGAAGAATCTATTGTAACACCCGAAGAAGACTCAAGCCTCTACGATAATGCTATTGGTTCTTCTAACTTCTCTGCTCCTGGTGCTCATAGATTAAGAATTCAATTAAACCTTGAAAAGTATGGGTTATCTGAGACAACAGATAAAAACTTTATCAAGATTTTAACTGTAAAGAGTGGTGTAATCCAAAAGCAAATTAAACCTGCTGATTACACTATTCTAGAAGATACACTAGCAAGAAGAACTTACGATGAGTCTGGTGACTATGTTGTAGATAGATTCGATGTTAGTGTCAGAGAATATTACCAGAGTGAAGACAACAATGGTCTGTATGCTCAGGGAGAAGATGGACTAGTTAATGGTCTCTCCCTCCAAGATGCATCCCAAAAGATGGTTGCAAATATTGGATCAGGTAAAGCATATATTAGAGGATATGAAATTGTCAACAAAGAGACAAAGTATCTTGAAGTAAATAAGGCAAGAGAGACAGTAGACGCAGAAAATATCACTCTCAAAACTACTGGTCTTCCAACTTACCCAATCACCAACGTTTATGGATCAATTCCATTCAACGCAGAGGGTTCCGAACTAACTGCATATCCTGATGTAGAACTATACAAAACATTTAACGACGGTACAGCAGGACAGAATATTGAATTTGCCTCTGGTCAAACTTCAGTTGCAAATCCAAACAGAACTGGAATTGGGACTCGTTCTTCTATTGACAGAAGAGGACAACTTTATGGTGACAGTCTTGCTATTGTCACAGTATATGTTGACATCACTAAAGGCGATGACACCCCAAGTCTTATCAACAAAATTAACGTTACTGGTGATTTAGCATTTGAAGATTGCTGTGATGCTAATGGCAAACTATACTTAGCATTTACTTATACTGGTGGTGCTCCATCAACATACAAGTCAGTCGATCTGATTGGGTTTGCAATCAAAGAAAGACCAGATATTTTGGTAGCAAAGAGATTTGCAGAACTTACATTGATGGGCGACAAAGCAGTCTTAAAAGGATTAGTTAGGACTTATGATGTAGATGATTCTAATGGATCCAGAAGACAGTTGTATTTGGAACCACTAGCAGGAACTGATGATCAAGGAAATGTAGTAGACGCATCTACTAAGATCTTAGGAAATGTTTGGGACCACACAGCAGTTACTACTCCTTTAATTGGTGTTGCAAAACCAGGAAACTTCACACTAAAAGAATCTGGATTTGGATTTAACCCAGACTCTGATACTGCTATCTCTAAAGGTAAACTATCTGGTGGACAGGTTGCATATAATGGTATCTTTGGTCTTGGTTATTTTGCTCCATCATTTTACACCAAAATTACATTAGATTCTGATATTGAAACAGGAACTTTTGAAAAAGGAAAGTATATCTTTGGTATTACTAGTGGAGCATATGGTGTTATTGAGGGATCTTCGGGTTCTACCTTCTCTACTGGAAATGAGTTAATGATTACTGCTCTTTCTGGTAAGTTTATTTCAGGAGAGGTAATTAGAGACGAAGACGAGAATTCAGCAAAAATTGCTACAGACAATACCATCTCACGCTTCGTAGTTAAGTACAGAGGAAGTGGTGGTTACAATGTAACTACAGGTGGAACTAAAGGAACCGCTGGTATTACTATCAATGGTGTTCCATACGATACATCTAAAGTCAATGTATTTGGTGATATTGATGGATTTGTTCATGGAATTGATATTCTAAGTAAAGGATCCTTCACACAAACCTACTCACAACCACCTGTTGTAACTGTAGACCTTCCAACTAGTGGAAGTATAACTACAAGTGTAAAGATTGATGCTATCCTCGTTAGAAACAGTGTACAAACATATACTCCAAATGATGTTAAATCTTTTGGATGTTCTTATGGATCTGGCGGAAACAATGTCTTTACTGCTGACCTGGAAACTTCTAAGTCTCCATATGCAAAACTAATCTCTATAACTGATTTTACTTTCACTGGAAGCAAAGGATCTAAATTCCTTGAGTGTAATGGATTTAATGGTGACACCACAATCTTCCTGAAGCAAGGAGACTACATCCAGTTTACAGATGCAGACTCTGTTGCCGAAAAAGTCATGGTTTCCTATGCAACCAAACCAGAGGGAACACTTAAATCAAGAATCTACTTAGACACTGCACTTGCTGCTGATGTTGTAAACGGTAGTGTTGTTAAGGTAGAGTCAAACATTGAGAACTCTTCTAAGGGATCACTGCTATATCCAACTGGTGGAAGTCAGGTTGCAAGCATTTCTCAGAGCAATGAAGACTCTAAGATTTCATATTTCTACAGAAAAGACTTTATTACCGAAGCAGCATCTAGTGGTGGTAACATTACATTTACAGCACAGTTGCCATTTGGCACTCAAAGATTTGCTAAATTCTCACCAGAGAACTTTGTAATGACGGTACTAAATCCTGGTTCAGCAACTAAGGTTGCAAAAGGTGATGTAATCTACTTAACAGAAGATAACATCGTTTCAGAAAACACCACTGATTTGTCCAGTGGATTAAATGCTGGTAGTGTTAAAGTTAACCTACCACAAGAATTTTTTGGAGCAACCCAAGAACCATTCCCAACTCTAAAACTAAGTGCAACTTTAGAATTAGATAAAGCAAGACCAAGAATTAAAACTGTTGTAAGAAACAGAAGAATTCTTATTAAATCTGCTGGAGACAGAACTGTTCCATTGAGAGGAGAGAATTTTGATACCGAAGCAACTAATGTATCAACATACTCTGATGTCTTTAAACTTAAGTATGTGTATGAAGGCACTTCTTCATCCCCACCAACAATTGACAGTGCTGGCAACTTAGTTTCTGGTGTTGATGTTACTGAGAGATTTACTTTTGATGATGGACAGAGAGATACATTCTATGATGTATCACGAATTGTTCTAAAACCAGGATTTGAAGCTCCTGTTGGACAACTTGTAGTTGCATTCGATTACTTTGAGCACTCACAAGGAGATTTCTGTACCGTAGATAGTTACTTGCATGAAGCTGGCGTAACTTTAGAAGAAATCCCAACATTCAACTCGTCTGTCTATGGCATTGTTTCTCTTAAGAACGTATTTGACTTCAGACCAAAAGTTGACTCTGCATCTTTCGTAACTGGTTTCCAAGATCAGTCTTCTAGAGAAGCAATCATTAGAAACTTTATTGGTGAAGGTGGTGTTGCATCTGTTGTTCCTGCACCAGATAAGAACCTTGAGTATACGTTTAAGTTTACTCAAACAGAATTCCTAAACAGAATTGATGGTGTCTTCTTAACCAAGAAGGGCAGCTTTGTTCTAAAAGAAGGTAACTCTTCACAGAACCCAACTAAACCAGAACTAATCGATGACGCTATCCCACTTTATTATCTGTATATTCCTGCGTTTACTACAAGCAGCAAAGATGTAAGAATTTTGCCTGTTGATAATCGTAGATATACAATGAAGGATATTGGTAAACTTGAGAAGCGCATTGAGCGTCTTGAGTATTATACTACTCTTAGCATTCTAGAGCAACAAGCTCTCAACATGCAGATTAGAGATTCTATTGGATTTGACAGATTCAAGACAGGATTTGTAGTTGATAATTTTGAAACTCATGGAGTTGGTGAAATTTCATCTGCTGATTACAGATGTGCTGTCGATACCCAACAGTCTGTTCTCAGAGCACCAAACAAAGAAGACTCTTTACGTTTGTTAGAAGTCAATACAACAACCGATCAAAGATTTGTTAATGGTTATGTCAAGACTGGAGATCTTGTTACTCTTCCATATTCAGAACTAGAAGTTCTTGGAAATGATTTTGCAACCAAGACTCTCAATCCAAATCCATTTGTTGCTCTCCAGTATGTTGGAGAAGGTCAACTAAGTCCACAGATTGATTCCTGGTATGATGATACCATTGAACCAATTATTGTAGACAACAACACTGGTTTATATTCAATCTTTATTGCAAAGGATGATACTACAGAAACCTTCTCTAGCATCTTCAATTCTTTCATTATTAACTGGGTAGGTTCCAAAGGAACATTTGGTAGCATCACTTCATTTGGCACTACCAATTCCGATTCTTCGATTGAAAAGGTATCTCAGGCATCTGTATCCAGTAGTTCAAACGTAAGTCCAGATAACAATGAAATTGGTAAGGGTCTTGCTACTGATTCTGACCAGAAGGGTTCAGTTGCAACTTCACTCAAGTTTTATGCTAGACCAACACCTGTTAAGTTTGCTGTAAAAAGACTAAAACCATTTACTACTGTATATCCTTTCCTAGAAGGAAATGATATTTCTAGATGGACATGTCCTGACAGCAGATTTACTGGAATTGCAGGTAACTCTTCTATTGGTTTTAATGCTCCAATTACAACTGACGAAAATGGAAACGCTAGCGGTATTATCATCATTCCTGCAGGAAAACCACCAGTAGAGAATGCAACTTGGACTGGAGATGTTAATACAGTATCATACGATACTACACAACCAGATCTAAGAATTACAACTGGCATCAAAACTATCAGGTTCACATCTAGTGCAACCAATGAAGCAAAAGATACTGTAGATACCTACGCTGATTTGAAGTATTATGCTATTGGTAAACTACCTCAAAATCCACCATCAATTAATGCAACTTCTCCTGCTTACTTCAAAGCAAATGAAGGTATCCAAAAGATTGATAGTGTTACTGATGTTGAGATCAAACCAAATCCACTTGCACAAACTTTCAGCATTGAGGCATTTGAAGGTGGATTGTTTGTAACTAGTGCAGAACTTTACTTTAATAAGAAGAGCACTAACATCCCCGTAAGAGTATATCTAACAAATACTGAAGTTGACAAACCAGCAAAGCATATCATTCCTGGTGCTGAGGCAACACTGTCTCCAAATACATTGATTCGTGCATATGCGAATGGAACAACTACATTGACTGTTGGCGAAAACATTGTTGGTTCTCAGTCTGCATGTAGTGGACCTCTACTTAAAGTTCTTGATTCTACTAACATTGAAGTTACTGCTTCTGCTGATGGAAAAGTAATTGTTTCTAACGACCAAGTTTATACTCTCGTCTTGTCTAATCACAACGGTAAAGAGTACATCCAAAATGAAGGACTTATTATTGACTCTATCACAGAATACAACAATAAGAACAATACAAATCTTGGTTTAACCATCGCCAAAGATGCTGGTAGAGTAACAGACTTGGAAGTTACTGCAACTGGTCAAAACTACGATTCTGCTTTCTTGACATTTGAAAGTCCACAACTTCCTGGTGGCAGTCAGGCAAGTGGTGCTGTAAACATCTCGGGGGGAAGAATCTATAACTCTTCTGTATCTCTAGGTGGATCTGGTTACACAGCACCCCCTGCAATCGTCGTGAAGGGCGTTGGAACTGGCAATGGAGGTGCAGTCATCACCGCCAAACTTACGATTGATACACCCGCTGTTAGAATGGGTGTAGCGGTTGACACAGAGGGTACAACCAACTCAACAATTCCAACTAAATTCAAGTTTAAGAATCCTGTATATCTACAAAATGGTACTAAGTATGCATTGGTTGTAGAAACGGATTCAACAGAATATCTACTTTGGGCATCTAGATTAGGTGAGACTGAGATTGTTACCAGTTCTCCTGTGACAACTCAACCTCTACTTGGTTCTGTTTATAAGGCACAGAACACGGACAACTGGACAGAAGATCTATTTGAAGATCTCAAGTTCAGACTAAATCGTGCAGAGTTTGACACATCGAGAACAGCAAGTTTAAGAATTAGTAATGAGAATCCTGGTTTTGAGTATCTCGGCATGAATCCATTTGAGACTAGTGGAGTTTCAGATCAGAACGCAACATCACCACTATTCAAACTTAACAATAAGATTGTTAAAGTATATCATAAGAACAATGGAATGGAAGACAGTGGAAAGTCATATGTATTCTTCAAGGGTGCAGATGGAGTAGGTGGTGTTTCCAGCACACAGTTGAACACTGGTCTATTCAAGGTTTCTAACGTTGGTGTTGATAGTTACAACATTCAAAACGACACAACTGCTTCCAGCAGTGTTAAAGGTGGCGGTGGTGCTGTTCTAGCAGTTTACAATAGAAAGTTTGAAAGACTATTCCCACAAGTCAACTATCTCTCATTCAGTGATACTAGCATTGTTTCTACTGTAAAAACTACCAATGTAATTCCTGTAGATTCTAACACTCAGAACTATGTGTCTTACTCTCAGACCACTTATGAAAAGACTTTCTTGAATGAGATTCAGTATTTTACAAATCAGAAAGTTATTGCTTCTAGAATCAATCAAGTTCTAAACAATGTAGATCGTTCACTTGAGTATAAGATTGATTTTAGATCCGATGTTTCATATCTATCACCAGCAATTGACTTGTCATCTGCTGCTGTAATTACTTCTACAAATAGAATTGAGAAAGCTTCTGGTAAAGAAGACAGATATGGAAGAAGAGATGCTCGTTTAATCTTGAAGGATGTTTATTCATTCACTCTTGGTAACTTGAATGGACAGGATATTCTATCCAATCAAGAAGTTAGTATTGAAGCAACTGGTTCTGCAAATGCTGGATCTGCTGGATCTCAGGCAAAAGGAACTATCGCAAGAGTTGTTGAAGTTGGTGGAGACACAATTGTATATGTAAGAATTTCCACGGTCAACCCATTCTCCAAAAATGATCAACTATCAATTTCTGGAATCACTGGAACACCAGTTGTAAACTCAGATCCTGTTAAGGTTGAGTTTGGTGGAACGGGTGGACCAGCAATTCCTAACGTTGGTGCTACTGTAACTGCTAGAAATGTTGGATTTACTGATATCTTTACTGCTAAGATTGAAGGTAAAGTATCGTTCTTTGATATTAAGAATCAAGAGATTACTGTTAAGAATGATAAGAAACCTTTTGGTTCTACTACATTTGATCAGACACTTTCTGAAGCGTCTATCGTAGAACCAAGCGTTGCAAGAAGTGGAGAAGGTGTCGAAGATATCTTCCGTGTTGGTGATATTCTATCATACACTAGTCAGGAAGATGATGAATCTGCATACTGGGAAGTCCAAGAAATCGTCTACACGGATGGTATCGACTACTCACCAGAAATTAGATTCTCCAATAGTTCTTCAGTTGCTAAGTATGTAACCAAAGAAATTTCTATTGGTAACCCTGGTACTTCAATCAATGTTAAGTTGACAGCAAATGTCAAAGATATTTCTGATATCCAAGTTCTGTTTAGATACAAGGAATCTTCTAGTCAAGAATCCTTTGATGTTATTGAATATCAATACTTTAATGGAACTGGTCTACCAGACTTTGATATTGTTGCTACTGCTGAGAATACAATTTCAAGTATTACAGAGAAGCAAAGTTCTTATCAAGAACTAGAGTATAGTGTATCAGATCTACCAGAGTTCTCATCCTTTGGTATCAAGATTGTTATGAAGTCAGATAATCCTGCATTTGTTCCTAAGATTCAAGACATGCGTGCAGTCGCTTCTTACTGATGGATTATATTAAAGTAAAGGATCACGATTCACTTGTTCGTGATCCTAAAACTGGTGCTATTGTTAATGCAAATCGTGGGGAATTTCTCAAACACGTTGAGGCGAGACGTAAGATGTCTCGTATCGAGACTGTAGTTGATGACATAAATAACTTGAAGGATGAAGTATCTGAAATCAAAGCCTTACTGCGAGAGTTAATCAAAAATGCCAGCAATTAATGTCGCTAGAACCGATACCTTTGAACAACAAAGGGTAAAAATTAACGAAATCGGTAATCAAGTATTTTCAGTCACTCAAGGTGGCAGTGACCTTGCTACTGGTAATTTAAAGTTGGGTGATGGGATCAGAACTGCACCATCTTTAGCATTTACTTCTGATAATAGTCTTGGAATCTATAAAGCAGATTCTTCTACTATTGGATATGTAGCATCTGGAAAAAAACTTGCAGATTTTGGATCTACAGCAAATATTTTTTATAAAGATTTTTTAATTCAAAGAAAAACTTTAATTTCTTCTGGACTGTCAATCTTAGATAATGGTTTAAATTATGATACTGGATCATATTCTGATATCTCTCTTACTGGTGGTTCAGGAGATGGAGCTACTGTAAGTATAGATGTAACTGCTTACACAGGATCTGTAACAAATGCTGGTGTTAATTATAATCCAGGGTCTTATTCAAATGTTTTGTTAACTGGAGGAAGTGGAACTGGTTCTACTGTAGATTTTTCTATCGACACAATCGAAGGAAATATTACAAATGAAGGTTCTGGATATATCGCAAATGTATACCAAAACGTTTCATTAACAGGTGGTTCTGGATCTGGAGCTACAGCAAATCTTACTGTTATTGGAGATCCAACATATGTTGGATCTATTACTAATAGCGGATCTGGATATACACAAGGAACATATACTAACATTCCAGTCTACAATGTTCCTAAACAAACATTTACAGTAACTGTTGTTTCTAATGGTTCCCCTCCTCCAGACAACATTTATCAAATTAATGCAGTTAGTCACCAGACTTTAACTTTAGAAAAAGGGAACACATATAGATTTGATACATCCGATGCGTCGATATCTGGCCACCCATTTTCTTTTAAATCTTCTGGTGGAGGAATATTATCAGAACAATATTATAGAATACTAACAGTTGGAATTACTGGAACTTCTGGTTCGTATACAGATTTAATTATTTCACCAGATGCTCCAACAGAAGTAATTGAGTATTATTGCTTGATTCATTCTGAAATGGGTTCAACTGCTTCAATTGTTTCTGGAACCGAAGGAAATTACGGAACTAGTGCATCAGCTGATGCTGAAGTAGATTCAAATGGAAATATTGTTAGTTTTTCGTTTTCTACTCCTGGCAATGGTTATAAAATTAATGACACTGTAGAAATTGCATCTTTTAATGTTGGTGGGACTGGATCTGGATTTGAATTTACGATCACATCAATTACTTATAATGGTGTTGTAACAAATATAACAATTTTAGATGAAGGACAAAATTATCTAGTTGATGATGTTTTGTCTGCAAATACATCTGATTTGGGTGGGGTAGGTTCTGGATTCCAATTAACAATTACATCAAATCCAGGGAAAGTATCAAACTTAAACTTTACAGAAAAAGGAACTGGATATGCATTAAATGATATTTTAGAACTTTCAACAGGTGCTTCCAATGTTTCCGCTACATTAAGAGGATTAGTAACAGGTCTGACATCAACTCTTGATTCTGCTTCTACTACAGTTACAGTTTCTAGCACAACTGGAATTGTTCAGGGAATGGAAGTTAGTAATGTTGGTGGAGGCGATGTTGGCGCTATTGCTCTTGGCACCACAGTTGCCTCTGTAGATAGTTCCACAACTTTAACTCTCTCCCAAAATCCAACTACATCAGGATCTGCTGAGTTATTATTCAGGTCTTCTGGTAATTTAGTTGATATTTCCGTAACTTCAACAGATGAAATAGCATTTGGTTATCAAGTAGAAAAAGTTTCTGGATCTGGAATCCTTGCTTCTGGAACTACAGTATCAGCAGTAGATTCCGATACTAATACGGTTACTCTTTCATCTTTACCAGATCTGGCAGGAGATGTGGTATTGAATTTTATTCCAACTTTCGGAATTGGAACTACACCGTTCCAATATACAATAGGTAATGTTGGAGAAATTGAATCATTTTCAATTTCTTCTGGTGGTAATGGATATTCTTTACTGGATCAATTATCAGTAAATCCATTTGATCTGACACAATCAATTGTATACAATGTATCCAATAAAAATTTACAATTAATTACTTTATCTTCGCCAATTCCAGATGGAACATTATCTGTTGGCGATACAATCAAACAAATAGATGGTGGTATTGTTGGATTTTCTACCACGTCCACACCACAAGTATCACCCACTGTAATCAGTGTTAGTACAACTGTAGATCTCAACGATGCGTCTACAACAGTTACACTTTCCAGCACAACGGGAATTGTTCAGGGAATGATTGTTGCAGCAGATGCTGGTAGTGTTGGTGATATTAACCCAGGAACCACTGTCGCCTCTGTGGACAGTTCTACAGTAATTACTTTATCGGAAGCACCAAGATCAAATGGTTCTGCTAATCTAAGTTTTACAAGCGACGAATCTGAATCCTTTACTGGTGTATCAAGTACATCTAATGGATCTGGATCACTAGCAACTTTTGATGTTGTAAGATCTGTAAGCGGTGCAATTAGCAGCGTTACAATAAATGAATCTGGAAAAAATTATTCAGATGGCGAAACTGTAACAATTTCTGGATCTGATATTGGCGGAACTTCCCCAACTCATGATATTACTTTATCAGTCTCTTCTACATTTGAAGCTCCATCGCTAGAAATTTATGAAATTAATAGTTCTAGTGGATCTATCCAGTCAATTTTAATTGACTTTGGAAATTTCGCAGATGGGGATTATTTTACTCCATTTGGAGCAACAACTCCAGAAAGAGAAATATCAACAGCTGGTGACTTAGAGTATAGATTTTTTATTGATACTGGGAGTGGATCTCAAATTTCTCCAGATTTAACTTTATATGTTGGATCTACATATACATTTGACTATTCTGATTCTAGTAATAATGGACATTCTTTTCAACTATCTAAATTTAGAGATGGTATTTGGAGTCCAAGTTATATTCAAAATGTATCAACTACTTTAGAT